CATTATAATTTATTTTTTTCCCATTTTTATAAAATGCAACTGGTGGTTTAAATGGATAAAACTTTAATTTAAATGTAAATTGATCATCTTCTTTATATAAATCCACAACTGCAAAATTCTCTTGATAAGATAAATTATATTGTTCATCTTTTAATTCATAGGCAATTCTTTTTTCCACATTATTCATATATTACAATATATTATATGTTTATGTTATTATAAATAGTAACTATTTCATCTTCTGTAAAATATTTACAAATACAATAACGCCAACATGGACTACCTTGATGCATATAAATGAACGCATTGAGACGCATTTTTTGTTTGTTTTTATGAGCAATTAAATGGCGATCTTTTTTTGTACATATTGCACGATCTTCTTTATTTATAAAAGGAACTATTAAATTATAATAATAATAAGCATTCATATTATTATTATATATTAAAAATCACAACTTAGTTCAAAAACATCATCATCGACTTTTTTATTTGCAAGTGCATATTCCGAGTTTGTACGTTCGAAAAAATTCACTTTTGATTCCACACTAATCAATTCCATAAAATCAAAAGGATTCGATGAATTGTAAATTTTATCATATCCTAATTGAACACACAAACGATCGGCAACAAACTCGATATATTGTGACATTAGATTTGAATTCATTCCTATCATGCGGCATGGAATGGCTTCTAAAATAAATTCTTTCTCAATTTCAACGGCTTCTTTAATAATTTCATGAATACGTTTTTTACTTAATTTTGTTTGTAACTTTTTATACAACAAAATAGCAAATTCGGTATGCAATGCCTCATCACGTGAAATCAATTCATTCGAAAAAGTTAAACCGGGCATAATTCCGCGTTTCTTTATCCAATAAATCGATGCAAATGATGAAGAAAAGAAAATACCTTCAATAGCAGCAAATGCAACCAAACGGGATGCAAAAGAGGATCGTTTATCTTCGATCCATTTTTTTGCCCATTCTGCCTTTTTAGTTATACAAGGAAAATTGCTAGTTGCATGAAACAACTTATCTTTCTCTACACTATCTTTAATATACGTGTCTATTAATAAACTATACATTTCTGAATGAATGTTTTCCATGGCAATCTGAAACCCATAAAAACTTCTAATTTCCGCAACTTGTACATCTCCCATAAATCGTAATGCTAAGTTTTCCAAAACAATTCCATCAGACGCGGCAAAAAATGCCAAAACGACAGAAATAAACTTTTTTTCATCTGGTTTTAACCTTTCCCAGTCTGCTAAATCTTTAGAAAGATCTACTTCTTCTGCTCGCCAGAAACAATCTACTTGTTTTTTATAAAGTGACCATACGTCACTATATTGCAGTGGAAACATTACATACTTGTCTTCAGTTGCCTCGAGAATAGGTTCATGGGTTTTATTCGCAGCCATTACGTCTAAATAATATACTAGCGATATATTTATGTAACTTTAAAAAATATTTTTCCCTTTTACAGAAAAATAATTTTGTTTTTTCAATTTTAATGTGAAATAAAACCTAATTATAAATTAGGATGGCATTTGTTACACGAAACCGATTTTTAATAGCATTATTATTGACAATTATATTTAGTATTTTGTTATGGAAAACAAGTGTTATCAATTTGTTTTTCCAAAAAGAGGGATTTTTATATTCCGATCCCCCTAAAATATTTATTATCAATATGGATAAAGACAAAGATCGTTATAAAAAAATCATCAAACATTATCAAAATTCCGATTTGTCGAATGAACGTATATACCGTTATTCAGCGGTTGTAGGTAAAAAGGTTGCGCCCGAAAAATGGTTATCTTCAGATGCTTTAAATGATTTACGATTAATTGAAAAAAATGGTTATCGTACGCACCATCATAATATTACACGAGGTGGAATTGGATGTTTTCTGAGTCATTATAATTTAGCAAAACAATTAGCAAATGATCCAAAACATAATATGTATTTGATATTTGAAGACGATACTGCTATTTTACCCAATACATACCAACAAATAAAGCAATCATTAAAACAAGCGCCCGATAACTGGGATCTTTTGATGTTTTATACTATTCGGGCAATCGGTCATAGTGAAAACAAAACATTTCACAAATTGAAATCATTTTGGGGAATGAACTGTTATTTAATTAACAAACAAGGTGCAAAAAAATTTGTAGAAGAGGTAGATAAAAATAAAATTGATGGACAAGTCGATTGTTATTTATCAAAGATGATACAGCAAGACAAAATTCATATTTATTCTACCAAAACACATTTTGTTTCTTCTAATTCGAGTGATACCAATATTCAGACTATTTTGAAACCAATCAAAGGTGTTGATCCCTATGATTATAATGGTTATAAGATTTAAACTTATAATCGTATAAATACAAAAAAAATACTATATTATTTTACATATTAAATATATAAAATAATGCAATTAACATATTCTCATAATAATAAATTGCCAAGTGATTTTAATTGGCGAAGATATTTGGAACTAAATGATGATGTGGCAAAAGTGTTTAATACGAAAGAAGGTGCCGAACAACATTATTTGCGAGATGGTATTCAACAAAAACGCAAGTATTTTGTTGTCAATGTTCCAGATGATTTTGAATGGAAAACATATTTAGGGTTAAATCTTGATGTATATGCTGTTTGCAAAGATAAAACTTCGGCATTGATGCATTATGAAAACCATGGTCACAAAGAATGTCGTAAATATAAATTAAAAGATGTTTCTATGGAAGGTTTTAAATGGGATATGTATATTTTGAACAATCCTGATATACGTCCTGTTGTGAGAAATGAGATTGAAGCCATTGGTCATTATTACAAAATTGGGTCTAAAAAGAAATTACAGTATGATGAAGAAATATCTAACTTACCTGAAGACTTTAATTGGAAAGGATATGTTAAATTAAATAATGATTTACGAAAAACAATTCAAAACGAAATCGATGCAAAAATTCATTATATTACGATTGGATACAAGAAGAATCTACCTTATCAAATGGTGGATAATGATTTTCCGGAAGATTTTGATTGGAGAATTTATTGCGAATTAAATAAAGATGTTAAGGCGATTTGCCGAAATGAAGAGGATGCTAAAATGCATTATTTACGTGATGGCATTACGCAAGAGCGTCGTTATAAAGTTCCGGAAAATGAAATTCCTGACGATTTTAATTGGCAATTATATTTAGACTTAAACACCGACGTAAAACAAATATATAACAACGAAATATTAGCCAAATTACATTATTTTATCACTGGTAAAAATGAAGGACGTATATATCGTTTTGTTCATACTCCCGAAGACTTTGATTGGCAATTGTATTTAGATATTAATGAATCCATTGCAAAACATTATAGGCGAAACGAAAATACTGCCAAGTTACATTATGATTTATTTGGATATCCACAAGGATTACCGTATCGAGAAAACTTTGAAAATGTACCTGATGATTTTGACTGGAAAAAATACATTGAATACAATCGCGATATTGCCAATATATGTACTACTGAAATAAAATGCAAAGTTCATTATAATAATTATGGTATTTATCAATCACGTAGTTACAAACCGGAACAAGAAAAACAAAACCAAATACAATTTGCAATTCATCAAAAATACAAAAAATATCCTTTCTTATTTCATAAATATTTATTAAATATTGCTCCTGATACCAACACTATTCATTATAAATTAATTACAACAACCAACTCCGTTTTTGATAAACATATGAAATTAGTTGGTCATTTGCATTGTTATAATATTGATCAATTTGAACCATTTTATCAACCTTATATGGAAGAAATATTAAACTATTGTGAATTAGTGGTTGTTACTTATAGTATAGGAAACGCAGGTAAGATAATAGTCCGTAATAACATGGTGATTATTCAATGTCAAAATATTGGTATGGATATAGGAGGAAAATATGTATGTTCTTATTTTTTAAAACAAAACAAAGTTTCATATGATTATATTTTATTTTTACATTCAAAGACTGATAACGCACTAAGAAAATTGTATTGGGAACCTCTTGTTTTAAATTTAAAAGAAATTTATGCTGATATTAAGAAAAATAAACTAGGCATTTTTGTGCCACCTTTAATTTACATGGGCGATTATGCAAACATTATTTACAAAGATCATTTTATAGAACCACAAAACATCACTTGTAAATGGAATTTAGGTAATTCACTTTATTTGAATGATATGGATCATTATTATGAATTTAACAAAAACAATTATATTTTTCCTGAGGGAAATTGCTTTATATGTAAGCATGAAGTAGCCACTTGTCTTTATGGTAATTCCGAATTATATAATTTGTTGAATACGGAAAAATCATTTGATGCTGTTTGGGTGAAATCGTATTACGGAGGACGAAAATTGAAAACCATTGGTCCAACTATTTTTGATATATATCGTTTTTATACTACAACACGTTCTAGACCGAAATTATATCCTAATAACATTGCTTGGGGACAGGGACATAAAGGACATCCTGATAATATGTATGAACATAGTTTTGAACGAATTATATTTAAAGCCGTCCATAAATTAGGGTTTCGCGTCAAAGTCATGCCCCATGACAATAAAGATAAAGAATTGAGAAACAATATTGATTTATATACCAAAAAAATTAATGATTACATGAATAATTTATAATTTGACAAAAAACATATTAAACAAACCTTCTTATTATAGAGTGGGTGGTTCATCCGGATTTAGCTCAGTTGGCAGAGCATTTGACTGTAGTGGTTGTAGTTATCAAAGGGTCACCTGTTCGAATCAGGTAATCCGGAATTTATACCCATTTTTTATATGGTTATAAATTATAATGGCAAATAATAAAACGCGTAGAAAAGGCGGGAGTAAAAAACGTTCTACATCAAAAAGTAGAAGTAAAAGTAAAAGTCCTGGAAGTAGTATAAAAAGTCGTGGAGCATTTCAAAGTCCCACGCCTGAATCCTTAAAAAATAAATGCCCTATATGTTTAGAAATAATACGTTCCGGTCACATTAAAACAAAATGTGGTCATGATTTTCATAAAAAATGTTTAATTCAATGGTGTGAAAATCAAAAACAACATGCTATTACAAAATGCCCCATGTGTAAAAGAGACATTCAAGAAACATGTGACAAAATTATTCCCTTTGATAGTGCAAAAATTTTTAACTATACTAATATTGCTGGTGCAGATATAAAAAGACGATCCGAATCTATTGCAAAAGTTGCAGAATTTGTAAATAACCCCGAATTTGATGTAAATGTAGAAAATCCAGATACAAGACGTTCAATATTATATACTTTAACTTTGCGCGCATATGCATTTCATGGTTCTATTGAAAAACTCCTAGAAAATAAAAAAACAAAAATAGATGCTGATATTATATCTCTCCTTACATCAAAATATTTATCGGATGATCAAATTATCGAATTATTCAAAAAAAATCCAAAGGCCAAAAAACTATTAAAACCATTTCTCTAAAACTTTGATTTCACATATATTTTTCCAAAATTATACAAATGAACCAAATTATTAAAGTAATATGTTAGATTTCCCCCTCCTTTAAAATAATTATTTTGATATACACTTTTTCCATTTCCAATATAACCTATTTGTCCTTTATCTTGGAAAACAAATTCTTGATTTTTTTTTAAATCGCTATTAAAATGCTTTGCTAAATGAACACCTTGTTGATATGCCACCTGTGCAGTTGGTGGATTTCCACTGTACGCACAATCTCCAATAGCAAATAAATTATTCTGACCTTGAATATGCAAATATGTATCCACAGGTATGCCTCGGTTATTTTCCAATTGCAATGTTTTATTTATTTTTTGACTCAAATCCTACATTTTAATACCTCCACACCAAATAGCCATATCAAATTCTAATTTAGGTTTATCTTTTATTTCTAAAGAATTGGAATTTATTTTTTGTACAAAACTCTTAAAATACATCTTAATATTTTCACGTTTCCAATTGTCTATAACTTTTTCTGATAAAGTTTTATCAAATGTAATTAATGGTCTTTCCAAAGCATCGATTGCTAGTATATTAAACTTTTTCATATCTGTCAAAGATCCTACAAATTCTGTTCCTGCTAAACCACAACCAATAATGGCAACAGTAGCATTCATAGGTAATTCAACTAGACGTTTTTTTATTTTCGTAATATCTTCCAACGTTTTCAAATAATAGGTGTGTTCTTGGACACCAGGTATATTAAATGTATTTACTTCTGCACCATGCGAAAAAATCAAATAGTGATATTCTTTTTCATTCACCGTTTTTTTATTAAAATCAAATGTTTTTACTTCGTCTTTAACAAATGTGAAAGGTTTTTTTAATTGATCTACGTAAATGGCCAAATTTCGATCATGTTGCACATTTTGTGCTAAAAGTGGAGTATATAAGAAATGATCTGTTTTTGATATTAAAATAATATCATATTTTTTAGTATCAATATGTTGTAAAAAACCAATAGATGCCCAACCAAACCCAACAATAATAATTTTTTTATTTTCCATTCTTCTAATATATATTATATGATAAAATACGGTACTTCAGGTTTTCGAACACATCACACTACTATTTTAAAAATTGCCGAAAAAATAGGATTAGCGATGGTGCAATTGGTGTATTACAAAAAAGAAAGTTTCGGTATTATGATCACTGCGTCACATAACCATCACGAAGACAATGGCGTTAAAATAATGGATCAATATGGAAATATGGTAACAGAAGACATTGAAAACTATATGGAAAAATATATAAATAATGAATTTTCAAATGATCATATGCAATTTCAACCTTTGGTCAAAATATTTAATGAAGATATAGAAATTATAAAAAAAAAACAATTAAAACTCTATCTTGGATATGACTCTCGTGAAAGTAGTCCCAC